GTAAGCATCGTTACAGGGCATCTACACAGCCTTAAAGTGACTCCCTTTGCTGACTACCAAGGAAACAGGTTTGGCGTGGATACTGGTACGTTGGCTGATACTGATGGGGCGCAGTTTGTAAACTATCTTGAAGACTCTCCTACTAACTGGAGGTCAGGGTTTGCTGTACTGACATTTCATAATGGGAAATTGCTTTGGCCTGAGTTAGTCCATAAGTGGGCTGAAGGTCAAGTTGAGTTTAGGGGTAAGGTATATGACGTATGACCTTGTAGCTTATCTAAGATCAGAAATCAAAGAACTGCATAACATTCTGCATGAAACGCAACTTGCTTTAGCGCAAGCAAATGACAGGTTAAGCCGCCGATCTGAGCCTTTAAGTGAAGAGCGTGTATATACATTGTATAGACGTAGCTTGGATTGGCGACAGTTGGCTAGAGACATCGAGGCAGATCACGATATTGAATAGCAAATCGAAACCAATGCGTTTAAGCATACAAAAAAAAAAAAAGTCCTAAGACCCCCCTGCAAGTAACAACTGCACCTGAATTATGACACACGAACCCAGACTAAGCCATCTTCGTCTTCTACGATCTCTCCGATTTCGAATTCTTCGGATTCTTCGTCTTCATAGGTTTCGTCTTCGTCAACTTCGTCTTCGCTGACTTCTTCATCGCATTGGTTGTATTCGTACTCATCGGTAACGTCATAGTCAACAGCCCAGCCATGCAATTGCTGGAACTCGATGAATTCTTGGATGATTGCAATCTTCTCAAAATCATCTGTCTCAATAGTCACTGAGTCATCTCCAAATTCCCACTCTGCAATGTTAATCTCAATCTTGTACATGATATTCCCCTTGGTTATGGCACTATTGCCAAGTAAAATCCTATCTCTGATTTGTGACAGCTTCCACCCATAATCCATCAATTTTTACAACGAAAGGTTAAATAAATGAACTTATCTGCCAATTTTTCTTTGAAAGAACTAACGAAATCTGACACCGCTACTCGTCTTGGCATCGACAACACACCTGATGAGGAAGCTCTTGACAATCTCAAGACTTTGTGTGACAAGGTGCTTCAGCCTGTGCGTGAGCATTTTGGTAAATCTGTGACTGTGAATTCAGCCTATCGTAGCCCTGAGTCCAATGCGGCTGTTGGTGGTTCTAAGACTTCAGACCATTGCAAGGGCATGGCGGCAGATATAGAGATAGTTGGTATTGCCAATGCTGATCTCGCCCAATGGATTATGGATAATTTGGACTATACACAGTTAATCTTGGAGTTCTACACACAAGGCATCCCTGATTCGGGTTGGGTTCATGTGTCGTATGACCCCAATAACCTCAAGAAGCAGGAATTGACTGCTGTTAAGGTGGCAGGGAAGACCCAGTATCTCCAAGGACTACAGGCTTAATCTGACGCTTGCAGAAGTGTTTGGGGACAAGGTGTTCAAAGAAGATCACCTCCCCGCACTTCTCACATAGCCATGCTTCACCTCGGTCTATAGTGGTAACTTTGTTCCCATGTTGACCATTACGTCTGCCGTAAAAGGTTCTTATCTTACGAATCATTCTTTAATTTAGCCCTTGAGTAGATCAGGAACTCTTTCTTTTCTGTCATGGCAATACGTTCTCTTGCGTTTTTACCAAGAATATGACCCGCTGTTATTTGCTTGAGTTTCTTGTCGGTCATCCAAATACTTGGTTCGCCCTTCCAATCAAAGACAGTCTTAGGTTTATTCATAACACACTCCTCATTTCCCACCCCATTAAAAAGTAGTTCCATCGGGTTTGTAAGGCTGGTACGTTGTATCTGTCTTTTGTTTTGCTTAAGTCTGTGTGTCCCTTTAATCGCATCATTGCTTCAAAGACTTGTTGTGCTTTGTTCATGTGTTAATCCTGTGGTGGTGTGCAAGTGTGAATGGTGGTCAGGTCTGCTGTGCGTTTGCCGCATCTTGAGCAAAAGTTACGCTCTTGGCTTTCCAACTCTGCAATGGCTTTCTTGCCTGCTTGGATGGCTTGTTTACATTTGTCAATGTAAGGCTTGTCATCACTCAACGCACATTCCAATGCCTCTACCATCTGTTTGAATACTTCAATCACTTCTTCATCCCTTCAATGTAAACAGCCAAGCTGTCTATTGTGTCTTTTCCAAAAGAAGTTAGCTTCTTAACCTCTCTAGCAACTTCTTCAATTACGTTATTGCGTAGTTCGTCATAGAACTCCTGTGCTGATTTGGGCTTTAGAAAGTTTGCTTTGACCGACTCTTGTCTTTGCTTGGCTTGTCGTTCAATGTCGTTGAATGCTTCATCTTCTTCAGTCATTGTCAGCCTCGTTTTGTAGGAAATAAAGCGCACCAATGAGGATTGCACCAAAGGCAATCACGACAAATGCACCAAACATCATCAACATAAAAGTTACAGCTACATCCCACATTAAACTGCCCTCCATTCACGCTCATTCAGTCCTGAATCTGACTTGACTTTAATCCCTGTCAACTCTATTAAACCTAGCTTTAATAACTCGTTTAAACGGCGTGATACTTGATTTCTGTCTAACCCGCTATGTCGGGCTATGCCATCCTTGCCAAGCGCACCATGAGCCTTTAAACAGTCCACAATGATGATGAAGTGCTTGGATGCCAAGTCTTTAGCGGCATCAGCGGCTTCATAGCTGGTTACTGGGTCGGAAGTCCTAACCCGATTAAAGATTGGCAAGTCAAAGAACTTCTTTACACCGCCACCAAAATGTGTGTCATCTAAACTCATATCAACTCCTATCAATTAAAAGTTAGTGGGTACTCACTTACGCTTTCCCCGTTGTGTTACATCAGAAAGGCACGTCTGAATCAAGGTCATCAAAGCCACTTGAGGGCTTCTTCTTTGGTGAGGAAGTGTTGGCTTCTTCTTTAGGGCTTACTGCAAGACCCATGAATTTGCCTGATTTACCCTCTTTAATCCAAGCTGAGAGCCAGTAAGATTGACCATCAACTGTGATGTTTCCTTTGTAATCGGGCTGGTTGCCTGTCTCTTTTTTGTCGTTCTTAAAAAGTACGCCACTGTTGTCACGCTGTTCCATATTTACACCTTGATTTCATTGAGTTTTTTAACTTTGTCATCCACTTCCGCAAGAAACTGGATAACCTCATTTTCGAGTTCTGCAATATACCTATCATTGCGCTCGATTCTTTTGATGAACAGTTGTAGGTGTTCAGGCATTCGTGGGTCGAAACTCACAAAGTCGCACCAACTTCTATCTGCACATCGCATCTGCCATTGCATTTGGTCATAGTATTTCTTTGCTGGCTCATCTCCCAAAATGGTATCAATATGGGTTGCCGTATTGGGACACTTGATCTCTAGGCATCCATCATCACCCACCAAGCCATCAGGAGAGGCGGCAGACATGGGAACAGTTGGATGGTCAATAGCACCTACCTGATCGACCATATTGCCTGTTTTTAACTCATAAGCCGCACGAGCAAAAGGCTCAAAAGTGATTCCATGCTCCATAGCCGCATTGGTGTATGACTCTGCAACTTGGTTTGTCATACGCTCGACTACCAGTTGAGCCATGTAGTTAGCCCTGCTGGTGCTGTAGCCTGTCTTTGTCTTGGCAACAATGTCAGAGATGCGAGATGCTGTAGCTTTACCGCAACGATGTTTAAACCATTCGGGCGATTGCTGAGTAACTTCAGGCAAATTTTCCATACATTTCCTTTCTTGCCTTTTGATAAACAGACTTGGCTTCTTCTATCGTTTTAAAACATCCAAGATGAATTCGTTTTTTATTAACTGCAATTCTTGCCGTATAAGAGCCATTTGGATTAGAACGAATTCCCATTGGAAGATTTGTTCTTTTTTTTCTAGATTTATGATTCCAATTGTTTTCTGTTATTGTTGCTGACCTAAGATTTTCAGGTCTGTCATCTAATGAATTACCATTAATATGATCTATACATGGCTCAGGCCATTTACCATGAGTTATCAAATAAACAAGTCTTCCTCTTTTATAGAATTTACCATTTAATTTAATTACCCAATATTTTTTATTTGCATTAGTGCTACTAGCTCTAGCTCCGCCAGCAATTTTGCCTACTAGGTGCGAATTATATTTACTTGGTTTAATCCAGAAGAATTGACCTGTTTCTTTATCAAAATTTAATCTATCTAAAACTTGTTCAATATCACTCATACCACCTCCATTTGTCTGATAGCACCAGCACATTCGGCGGGTTGCATACCAACATCACGCTCTTGAAATTCATCACATAGTTTTGCACAATTTTCACGCTCCATGCTAGTCGAAACTTTATAAAACTCAATAATCCAAATCACCATCCAAGACTCAAACGGCTTCATTTGCCCCCTGAAATCTCTTGTTTTTGCTTTTGCATGACAGTCTATAGCCAGCTTAAGTATTTCTTTTGTTGTCATGCTTCCCTCGCTTTCAACATTGCGTCTGCCATTGCGTAGCACATTGATGCATAAACATTTTGTATTTGTTGTGCATCTTTAATCGAATGATGTTTTCTTTCCAATTCAGAAACAACTTTTGTCATCAGTGTTTCCATTCCTCTTGCCGCAAAGTAGTCCCGCAGGGTCATGCCTACCTTGTCCTCACCAAAAGCCTCAAGCCCAACTAGAAATGCTGGTGGGTTTTTCATTTCAATGCTCCTTTACGCTTTTCTTTGGCATCAATCACTTTCTTTTGCCAACCTTTATCACCAGCGCAAGCAGAGTAAGCAGTGCCGTATACATTCTTGAGTTCCTCTAAAGTTGAAGCGGCATCAATAGCCGCCAAGTGGTCAATCATCATGCCTACATCTATATCTGAGCCTGAGTCACCCTCGGGTAAGTCTTCTCCAGCATAGATGTACAGACCCAAACCATGCAGAGACAAAGCCTTAGTCATGCACCGCATGATGGCGGTATTGACTGCAAATGCGTCAGGGTTAGGGATAGCTTTATTGCGGTAGTCCATTACTGGAAGTTGGCAAGTCATTGATTTGCCAAACATGGTGACTGTGACGAATACCATTGCTGTGCCGTTGATGTCCATGTAGCACTTGTCGCCAAACGTCTCAACTAGATAAGTGGCGGCAGGGTCTGCCTTTAGTGCTTCAGCCCATGCCCAAGCCCATGATAGATAGGTTAGGTTGGCTTTCTTCTCGGTATGCTCATTGACGTTCTTGTTGAGCAACATCAACACCTGTTCCTGATTCATATTCACTCCTGTTTAAATTCTTGAAAAGTTTTTGAAATGTTTGTTTTGGTTGAGTCTGTATATACAAACTCAGGGTCAGTCAGTTTTTTTGTTGGCAGTACCTTTCTGTGAGTTGAAGATTTGTTGGGCAATGGAGAATTGGGTATCAAAGTCAAAGTCGGCAAGTTTGAACCAATTCCCTGAACATGAGCAGATCGGGAGAGAGCCAACTTTAGGCTTTGTGCAAAACTGGCAAAAAAGTTCATCTTGGTTTTCCTCAAGGATTGCGGCAATAGTGTGTTTAAGTTTCATTTGTTCCCCTTGTATTCGTCTTTGAGCCATAGGGTTCTAAGCATACGCAGTTCCTCATCAGCGTCAATAGATGGCGTTTTGATGGTGTTGTAAAGAGCCAGTTCAGCCCTGCGTTGCATCTTGTTTTCTATGCGTTCTTTGATGAAGTGTTGGGCATACTCCCAATCACCTGACTTGATGGCAAGAGGGATAGCTACAGAGCCTTGAATGGCATCCATGATGTCGTCATCATTGAGTTGTTGGAAGGATTCCCAAATGGCTTTATTGAAATTAGTCATCGAGAGACTCCTCAATCTGTTTTTCAATTTGTTTGCACTCCTTGGCAGAGAGTTCATCTGTAATGTCAATGCGGTTGTTGCCTATCTGTAAATAGGCTACCCAAATGAATTTATCGTAGACTCCCTCGTTAGGAGAATAGTCGGGGTCATATTCCCACTCGACCCAAGCCTTGATGTCTATTTCAAGGTCACAAAAATCTATATCCAGTTCCATGTTTACGCCTTTCAATGTGGTTGGTAGAGTTCGTAGTGTTACACAGATTATAATGTTTAACACTAGGACAAACCCTAATTGTGGTATTTGTTAAACACTACACAATCACGCCTCTATGCCAAGACCTAAAACTGAAATGACCAAAAGCGGCAAGACCATTGCCGTACGAGCCACTTTAAGCGAGTGGAATGAGTTCAAACGACTTGGAGGAACAAAATGGTTGCGACAACTATTAGCCGACTCTATTGGAAAACATCAACAAACTAAGGAAACTAAATGAAAAAAGCACTAATTGCCTTGTGGATACTTGCCAGTTCAACAGTGGTTTGGGCGGCTTGTTCAACTCATACCTACTACCAAAATGGTCGGTATGTGACTTGCACCACTTGTTGTTATGGAAATAATTGCAACACAAACTGCTATTGACAAACTCTAAAAGTTTGTTAAGATTTGTCTCGTTGTCGTTGCACACAACAAGGTTTAAAGCCGTTTACTCATGCGTATTGCCTTTGGGGATTCTCAAAGGGTGCAACCAATATGCAGTAGTAAGCGGCTTTTTTCATTTGTGCTTTGACTTCCGTACTCCACACGATAGTAGTGAGTCTGCATGGACTGCTTGGAAGAAAACACCGCACACAAGTACACCCCTTGTGCAAAATGTGACCAGCGTTGATTTGGCGACTGGTAAAGCACACAGTACATCGGTGGTAAACAAGGCTGTGTGTATAAGCGAACAAATCCGTCAAGCGCACTTGGGGCTTTTTGGTTTTTCAATGTTAATAGGATTCAATAATGAACATCAATCAGTCTGGAGAAGGTAGGATAGAAATGACTCTATCCACCCTTGGAGAAACTATGTCTAAAGGAAATGCAATGTTTGAACAGTTTTGGAAAGCCTACCCAAGCACACCTAGAAAGGGTGCAAAGGCTAAATGCAAACAGGTATGGGAAAAGTCCTATTGCGACACCCAAGCCGAACAAATCCTAAAGCACATAAATTGGCTGAAAACCACCGAACAATGGTTAAAGGCAAATGGGGCTTTTATTCCTGCCCCTTTGGTCTATCTGAACCAACAGCGATGGGATGGCGCAGAAGTTCCTGAGATTAAACGCACAGAAACTGCCCTAGAAGCGATTGAAAAGAGTAGGGCAATGTCAGTTCCAATGCCTGACGAAATAAGGGCTAAATTACAAGCATTGAGGCGCTCATGACGAAACATGAAGCCAATCGACTACTGGACAGACACAAAGAAACCAAGGAACTTAGCTTCTCTGACACCACAAGAGCGCTCTCAATTACTGGAGACATTGAAGCATATGGAAGCGAAAGAGTGGATTCTGAGACACAAGAGGAAGTTTCAAGAAGTTGGGACACAGGGCGTTTCTTCATGGTGGTGGCAGACATTGCACGATATAGAGAAAAAACGAGGCTTACCAGCAACCAATGATCTACGCAGACGCATGAACATAATCAAAAGGGAATGAAATGTTGTATTTAGGTATTGATACTGGTGTTGCTAATGGCGCACTTGGGGCGATTAATCACAATGGCGAATACGTTGATTCGTTCATGATTGACCATAAAGACAAACACATACTCGCCCTTGTTTTCAAAAGCAGAATCCTCTCTGTTGTTGACCCACGAGAAGGCGCTGAAATCTGTATGGAACAGGTTCATTCAATGCCAAACC